TTCATGTATGTACTTGTCCACTAATGCGTTAGCCTTGTCATTTAGTAATTCGTTAACATTTGCTTGCAAAGCCTTTAGCTCTTCGGCTTGTTGCAATTTCTCGTTAACCTCGTTATTCAAATCTTTTATAGTGTCGTTGACTTCATTATCCTTGTCAGCCAACTGTTTCTTCAACTCTTCAATCTCTTTATCCTTTTGGGATAATTCTTCTTCGTAACGAGTCTTGATTTGATTGAATTTCTCTAATGTATCATCAGGCTTAGGTTTCACATCATCCTCTTTTTGCTTGATTGGTTTAGTTTCTCCTTCTGACATTTTATATCATTCTCTCCCTTATTTTTTTAATAGAATATTGGATAACATCTGCAATTCGGATGCAATGGCGGCAACTTGTCAGTTTGGTCCATATTGAACTTAACTGGAGTTCCTTGAGTGAACTCACGACTACTGTTATCTACTGTAGGATTATCAACACCATGGTATTCTAGTGCGCATTTCTCACAACAAGTGTTTCTGCAGCCTACAGTGAAATAGGTGGCTCCTCTTTCCTTGTTGATGATGTAATCACTTACACTAGCTGTTCGTGCTATCTCTGTCCTTGCGATAACATTCGCTCTTGTCTTGCCGATTGATTCAATCTTATTGCTGATGTTCTCTGCGATTTCTTGTCTTGAAAGGCCTTCGTTGTAGCCTTGCTTTACGATGTCTCGGACATCATTCTTGATGTCTTCACCAACACCCACTATCAAATCGCCAATGTATTGTTCAATTGTGACACGTGCCAACTCTTTCTGTGCTGGACGACTGAACTTATGATTATTAGTCTCTTGAAGTATCAGACGAATCATAGTGTCACGGTAACCAGTAGTGACTAAAGGGTTAGCAGTAGTGTACTCTTCAGTTCTTGCAAGGAAATCCTCCAACGTATCACTGGTCAATATTCCTTGAGCCAATCTTCTTTCCAGTTCCTGGAATAAGGCTTCATTATATTTGATTCCTTGCTTTATCAGTTTCTCTTCAGATACCATCTAAATCACTTAGGATATCACTTGTCAAGTTGGCTCCATCGACTGGTTCCTGGTAACCGAAATCCTCATTGATAGGAGTGGAGTCATTCACATATTCCACACCCGCCTCAGACTTGAACAATAATGCCAATGATTCCTGCACAGCACTATTCTCTGAATCCACTACACCAGTATCCATTAGTGGCTTGACGATGTTGAACAGTTTCTCAATATCCCCACTAGTGAATTTATCGAAGCTTATGATTGGAGGCTTACGCTCTTTGCCAAAGTTGAATTCGACTACTGGGTTGATAACTTGTTCCTGTATGCGGTTAGCTATCTCCTCAAGCATACCATCAAACACCATATTACCAAATTCCAATTGAGTCTGTGATTGTGCATAGGTTCCCGTTTGGCTATTGTCACCAAGCAAGAGGTTACCGATGAACATTCTTCTGAAGATTTGATTATCCTTATACTGTAGTATGTCGAAGAATGTTTCTCCACGATGACTGGATTCCAACACTCCAACATCATCTGTGGATCCAATAACTAGTCCTGTTGTACCATCACTAATATCCTCAAAAGCACCAAGTAATTCATCTCGACTGGTTGGGTCATCAGTCTTACCATACAATGTAGGTGACTCATTCTTTTCAGCATAAGTCATAAGCCAATCCATGACATTCTCCTTGTCCTCTGTGATTGGCAAGAAATCATATAATAAGCCGTTACCAGTTTTCTCATCAAATAATGTATTATATGAGTATAATAGTACCTTGTTGATTGGTATATCAACCTCATAATCATCATCAGTCTGATGAATCGCCACTAACTCCCCATTGTCATCATAAACGAATGGATTGTTCATCAAGGTCTTTATGTGCAATGGAACCATATTCTTGATTATGATATAACCATCACGAACATCATACAAGAGTTCGTGCACGCTGAAACCCCAAAAGATAGCTGAAGTCATTTCTTTCACTATAGTGTTTAGCTCAGTTTCCATATTGGTGAGCATATCATGAATGAACTCCTGAATCTCATTTGAGTCTTCACGATTGGTCAATATCCATTGTTTGCTTGATAGTAAGTATTTGAGTATCTCTGCACCAGTACCGACTTGAGTATCTCTGAGAATGGCTTTGCCCTGATTATAACTTACCGAATCTTCAGTACGCTTAATCAGTTTTGTATATGCAGCATGTTTCTTCTGTGATGATTTCACATTACTGCTTCTTGATTGCCTATTGAATAAACTGTTAATGTTAAGATTATCAAGTATGCTCATCTTCTTCTTCTCCTTATCTTTCTATCTGCGCTTCTTCGTTTCCCCGCAGTTACAATATGCCCTGCACCTTTATCCTTGAGATAATGAATTGCATAACTGCAAGCATCAATTATATCATCATGTTGTCCATTTGGGAATGCACGGAACTGGTCCAGTACAGTCTTCCGTAGAGTATCATTATGTATTAGGAAATGTATCTTACCATCATACATCATATCCGCTAACAATTGTGCCCTATCCGATTTAGTACCCCATGGCTCGGATTGATGAGTATTATACTTTGCCAGGTAATCATTAGCCCATACATTATACAACTCCTTTGCAGCTGCTCCTTTAGTACCAGTCTCAATCAGTATCGGAGTATTCAAACCATCCAAGTAGGCAGTGTTCTGTATCTGATGAATATTGTCTTTACCAAATTGGCCATGTATGAAATCTGTGAACAGGTAATGGTTCGGATGGTACTTGTAGCATTGCACTCCTGCAGTGTAGTCAGCGGTTTTGCTATGGGGGTTGTTGGCTTCTGTATAGGCCATATCCCAACTTCTGCAAGTTGCTATTGGAACCATACTGGTTCGGTGCTCATCCCATATGATGTGCTCGGTGTAGAAGAAGTCGCTGGTCAAGTCTAAAGGCTTCTGTTGGTATAAGGCTTGGAACATTCTTTCTCCAAGTGTCCTTTGCTTGTCCAGGTAGAAATCGTAATCATAATATTGTTCCCATAATACTTCATTATTCGGACCTATGGCTGGGAAGCTCATGAAATCGTACTTGTCAGGCTCTTCCCTTTCCAAGTAACCGATTAGGTCGTTACTGTGCCAACGTGTGTGAAGTATTATGACTTTGGTCTTTGGTCTTACACGCTGTTCGACAATAGTGGTAAACCAAGTTATTTTCTTCTCTAATAGGCTTGGGGTTATATCATCTGTTCCCTTGTAAGGGTCGTCGATGATTATTATGTCTTCAGGGTGGCCTGTAATTGAGCCGTTGCTCCCAACTAATCGTATGTGGCCTTGCTGTAACTTGCCGTTCTTGTTGAACATTATATAAGTGGAACTGGATTTGACATTACTTATGGTTATTCCATTCAATCCATCTAAACGGTTGATTAAATCTCGTATTTGTATACCGAAAGTTTCACTTAATCCTCCTTCAGCATTTATGACTAAGATTTTCCGATTAGGATTTTGCAGGATTAACCATACAGTATAAGCAATAGTGATTAAACTTGATTTACTGTGTTGTGGCGGCACACTAACACATAACCTATTCTTACTACTCTCACCATAAGTTATTTGGGTAAGTTTACGTGCAATCTTTTCTATATGAGGAGCATGAACATTCTCCTCAAAGTTGTTTGCTACAAAAGCACGATAAAACAAATAAAGATTATTAGTCACCCTCTTTAAGGTACTCTGATTCATCAATAAACCTCTTGATATCCTCCTCATTGAAAAGCTCATCAAAATTAGTCTTCACATCCAACCCAGCATTAACCTTCTTCTCCACAACATAAGCCTCTGGATCAGTAACTTGCATAAGATATTGGTGAGCTAACCAACTATCACTATTAGCAATATGATTCTGATGTATCCTCATGAATTTAGCAGTTGCTCTATTCCATTTTAAGAAGAAATCATGATATTTACCACTTTTTGCTTTCTTTCCCTTATTTATCCAATTTGTAAGGGTGTTACGATGTATCCCTGCAAGGTCTGCACAATATTTCATACTTAACCCTTCTTCACGGTATGAACATACTTCGTTGCAGATTTCTTCAGAGAATTTTATTCTTCCCATCCTGTGCACCTCCTATTAAATAGTGCATATTTATATCATATTGAAATAAACGTTGATTAGTATGGTTATTATGGTTAATCCGACTCCGACTAGTGCTATGATTTGTGATATTCGGTTGTGGTTGTCGATGTTGGTTTGTTTTTGTAGTTCTAGTTCGGTTTCGATTGCTTTTAATCGTAATTCTAGGTCGGTGTCGCCTTTATTGGATAATAGTATTAGTTGGTTGACATTATTGTTGAGAGTGTCTATTTTTTCTTCCATCTTCTCTATTTTTGTGTACAAGTCATCAATCCTTTTGTCTTTATAGTCTGCTCGTGTTTCTAGTTCGGTGATTTTTCGGCTTTGACCTTGTAGCTGGTCTTCATGTATGCATGTGTAGTCTTGATTGTGTGCCATTGTTTAATCACCGAGTAAATAAAATTAATTCGTTTTTTAGAAAAAAATAGAGAAAAGAGGAAAATTGAAAAAAGAATAAACTGTGAGAGAATTGGGATGATTTATATGTAAAAAAATAGTGATAAAATCTGAAGAATCATTGATACCTGCAAAGTTCAATACAAGTTCTTATTTTATATAAGGTCTCACATCATCATTCCTTTTTTTCTTGTCCTCTTCTCTTCTTTATCTTTAAAAATATCTGAGGTTTATAATTTCCCCTCATTATTTTTAATATTAGGGGGATAAGCAAGGTAGGGAGTCGAACACCTACTCGGCAAGCCATCAGGGGTTGCAGTTGCTTACATGTTGAAGTAATAGTCTTTTTAATACTATTTTAGCAATAATTGAAGTCTTACTATAGAATAGAAAAAAATAGCAATATATACAAAAAGAATTTACCCAATATATTAGGGTAATAAGCATATGACTGAATCGAACAGTCACGAAACACGGGAACCAGTGATGCTTACAATATAAATAAATTATTATTGTCTTTTTTTTGAGCATTCATTTAATTTATAAAAAAAATTTTATAAGAAAATCTTTTTTTTAACAAATATGTATCTTCTTACTAAATCATTCTCTGAAGAGTAAGAAGATTAAGCCTCTCCCAATAATTTTTTATGGGGTAAAAATGTAGTGATTTAATAGAAAGAAAGAGAGCATGATAATTTCCCCTTTTTGACAAAAATATGATGAAAATCAAAAAGAAATTAATTATATAAACTATAGACGAAAATAAATAAAACCAAATAATCCAAGGACTAATAAAAATACGAACATGAAAATATGCTTATAAAAAAATCTTAAATTAAGAGAATAGTGATGTCAAAATTTCATGCCCTCTCATTTTCATTTTCTAATAAATAACCATTTCCCCCATATAATCACCAGGAGAGACTTAATCTTCCCACTCCGATTCATCAATGTCAAGGATTGTATAACTTGTCATTCTTTTTCCTCCAATGATATATCCGAAAGGATAGTGATCAACACTAGGCACTCCCTGGACTACTAATCCGCATTTTCTGCAGTATGTTTCATCTTCAGTATAGTTCAAGCTGAGACTTCCACAGTGGGGACACCTCAAAGGGAATCTTCTTGTTGTGGAAGTCATAACTTGAAACCTTCATACTTTGCTGAATTTAATATTTATAAATTAGGTGAAAAAACATAGTAAGCAATTTTAAACAATCTGTAGTAGTAGTCTTTTCAAATTTTATTAGTTATATAGAAAGGTATACATATGTCTTATTTTATTTTTGGAGGATAAAAAAAACATCTCATTATAACAGGCATATAAAATCCTATTCCGGTAAGACACCATTACCTGGTAATGGTGTCTCCCTTACTATACTGTTCTGACAATGTAGACATTATCTTTTTTTGTATGGAGCCCTAACCTCCTCATTTCAGACAATATGCTCTTATGCTCCTTCTCATAATCATCTTTCGGCTTACTTGTGCAACTTGTGCCTTTGCTTCCTAAAGTTGTCCATGCTTTCACAGACACATTCCTATACTTATGCCTATGATAATGTTTATGGCTGCTCCTTGCACTTGCCTCCCTATTACGTTCCTTTTGACATTCCTCACTACAGCACACTTGGTTGTTATGCTGTTTCTCAAAAGGTTTTCCACACCACTTACATTCGCTTATCTTTCCCATCTATATCACTTGCAACTGCTTAAGACAATCCTCTTCCTCTTTTCTTAATATTTCCAACCTTTCCATATCAGGTTCAGCTTGACCTTCTTCAGCCATAATCTGAACACGAATTATTCTAAGTTTCTCATTCAATTGATTCATTATTCAACCCTCTCCTATATTCATATTTCATAACTATTTCTTTTGTCTCCACATCAACTGTAATGTCATTTACATAATATGCTCCATCATCAACTAGGAAGAATATGGAGTAATCTTTTATGACCTTGAAGAATAACCTGACGAACAGGTATTCCAATTTTTCACGCATCAGATTTTTCCTCCCAGTAAGGTTTGAAATTCTCCAATTGTTCTAATACTTCATCATAGTCTCCATTGAATCGAAGGCCACGATCATCAACATATGCAACCGCTGCCCTTTTGATACTTGTGACTTCATCCACATACTGAAGCAAATCATACTGTTCCAACCAACGAATTATTAAATGATAACTTCTTACAGAGAGTATTGAGACTGTGTAATCTTGGGATAATGTTTGCAGGAATTCCTTTGCACCTTCCCTTGGTACGCTTAGGTTGTCACCATCATAACCTTTATAGTTGTTCAATACCCCATCGAAGTCCACACATATGAACGGTTTCATAGTTTCGCACCTGTAGCCTTTTCAAGTTGGTTACGTTCTCTTAATTTGAACAGTTGGTCCTTCAACATACATCTGTTCCATGTTAGCTCTTCAATGACACCAGAGTAGTCAGCGTTCTTATTGTCTTCGAGCTTCTCCAACTCCTTGACTATGAAGTACATTTCATTCAATTCTTTTGTGATTATTTCTAAAGGTTTTTCCTTAGTCATCTTTTACTCCTCCATTCCTTGCAGATAGTTAAACCACCACTATCATTTAGGTTTTCAGTTAAGTCTAATCTACATATTCCTATTAATCCATCATAGTTTCTGTAGTGTTTGCAGTCACTACATAATACTTTAGTCTCCATCATTCTTTCCACACCCCCCGTATTCCTTTTTCAAGAATAAGCATTTTTACCACATCCACTACAGATACTTACAAGCTAATGTAAGATAATCATTGCCCAACTCTTCTGTTATTTGATTTCGAACATTATCAATTCGCTTGGTATATCTTATGTCTTGTTGTGGGGAGCAGTATTGTTGAACATAACTTCTGCCGATTTCTGCTTGTCGGTCAGCATTTTTAAGCAAGACCTTTAAATTGTTGTTCTCTTCTGCAAGTTCGTTTAACAAATCAACAAGAGATGGAGCAGTCCAATATTCTTCATCTGTATCAATATCAATAACCCACATATCTCCTAAGTCATCATCACAACAAACCCTAAATCGTTGCTCACTCATCATTCCACCTTGATACCATTCGCATAGCATTTTTAATATCTGATTTCATAGCACTTATCAAATCTTTCAAATAATCAATCTCGGCTTGTTGCTCATTCAACAAATCACATAAACCACTTGCAGTATCAATATCCCTAACCATAAAAGCATAAGTGTTTTCAGTATCCAATACAATATCCCACACTTCTGTTTCATCTTCATTATCAACATATACTTGCTCGGCTACAAATCGTTTATCACTCATTTCTCCTAACTCCTTCTTACCATCTCTCAAAAATAGTATTTTTGTCCATTACCAACTTTAAGTCGTGTTCAATACTGTCTGCAATATCATACAATTCTTTATCATTTGTAGTGATTGCTTTTTTCTTCAAACTAACTACTTGTAGGAGCAAGTGTGTTAAACTCACTACTGCACACATTTCTGTTGTAACTTTCTCTTCAAATCTTTCCTCATTCATCATATAACCTCTCCAAAGTGACTTCAGACTTTCTACTACAACCAATATCCACAAGAGGATATCCCAACTTTTCAAAACCAAATTCCTCACATAAACAGTTTAAAACATTTTGAGAATAAGAATAACTATGATACTTTTTTGATTTCTTTTGAGCTTCTTTAACAATCTCTAAAAATTCCTCATAAGAAAACTTTTGAGTATGAAATAAGATATGTTCTTCGTAATCCTCATAACCGTATGCTCCAATACCATAAAAAAATCTTTCACTCATCATATCACCTCTTCAATGGGGGAATTAGTAACACAATCTAAATATTTCTTTCTATATCTCTGTTGATTACTTTTCAAAAGTTTTTTTCGTTGATTCAAATCATATAATTCTGCTTCAATCTTTTTTAATTTTGTAGTTTCTTCAACATATTTCTTATACCAATAATCTCTCTCATCAAAACTATCACTCATTCAAATACCTCTTCTAAAGGACATAACTTCCACAACTGGTTCCTTTGTTTGCCTACTTCATCGACATAAATATGGGATTTGGTACATCCACATAAAGAAGTTTCTATACTTTCCACATATACCTTTCCGAAATAAGGGCATTCCTCACAATTTTTAATAATAATACATTTTTCCATATTTTCACTCATCTAAATTCCTCCAACAACCCTTTTAATCGACTGTGCAAATGATGAACATTGTCTTTTGGATAATCTTCATAGATTTCTTCTAATACTTTCAATGCCTTATCTAACTCATCATATACAGTATCTTGTAATTCGTTGATGGTGGCTTGTTGTTCATTCAACAAATCTTCCAATTCACTAACAGTAATCTTTTCTTTTGAAACATTGTCTTGAACATAATCTAACTTTCCTTTATCAATAACAAACCAAAATCGTTTTTCAGTCATTCAAAATCACCTATCTTTGATGTCATATTCTTTAACAAGTTCATTACAAATTTTATGTGCTTGATTAAAAATTATCTTTGCAGTTACATCTTCTGCTAATGAACCATCATAACAATTATTCTCCCACAACAAATCACACATTTTTTGTCTGAACCTTCCAAATCTTAATTGTTTCTCACTCATTCTTTCCCCTTTCAAAGTCTGAACAATTTTCATTAACTAATCTCCATTTATGGTTTTTATCACACCAAAAACCGAACATTCCATCTAACTGGAAATGTTTGCAATATCCACACATTTTCTTTTCAATAGGAATATTTTTTATTTTAAAACATTCCTTTTGGATTTCCAATCCTCTTTCAACTCTTCTTCTCTGCCAATCCTTATCATAACTATTTAACAGATTACATAACCTATCCAAGTCAGACATATAAAACCTTTCACCAGTCAGGTTATCTCGAATGTAAATATCCTTGTTTTCAAAATACTCATACCTCTGCCCAGTAGGGTAGCTCCTATGAATACAAGAATCACAAACTCTTTTCTCAGTCATTTCCATTCCCTCGTAAATCTTAATAATTCATCAAACTCAATCTGCTTTTCATCTTGCAAGTTATACCATTTCTGAAACTCTACAAGCAAATCAAACCCAGTCGGAAAACGTCTTTTAAACCTCCTACAATCCTTACGGTTCTCTGTAACACCATAATATTTGCATTCGCAAGTGAAGGGACTGCCATAAAAACCACCATCAAAACCACTCATTTGATACCTACAATCACCACAATCAGTTTTCTTTTTCATTTTATTCTATACCTCTTATTTTTTCTTTATGTTCTAAACAACATTCCAACTGTTCTATCACTATTTTAAAACAATTCAAATCAACATAATCCTCAAATTTAATGTTTTCATTTTCACATTCTCGGCTTAAAACTTTGATTTTATGTAGCAGTCTATGAAAATTATTCTCATCAATATCTGTTTTATCTACAAATTCAAATTGTTTCCCATTCATCTGAATCACCCATATTTACTCAATATCTTAGTTAGTTCAGTTAATACTTTGTTTGCCTTGTATTTCCAGTAAGTTAAGTCCTCTATTTTAAATTCAATATCTTTCTGTAACTGCCCATTCACTTTTTTCAATCTCTCATTCTCTTCGTGTAAGGCATTCAACATATCTTCCACTTCGGTGAAATCCATTGCATAAACATCACCATTATCAAATTTCCGAGTAGTATCTGCCATATAACCTTGAAGTTTCCTAAATCGTTTTTTACTCATACAACATCACCATTCAAATAAACTAGACTGCCTACTAACCACTTTCCCATCATCCCTATGACAAAAATACCTAGGATAATCAGGAGCAATACAACCAGTCAACCTAATATCACACATATGACAATCAATAATCTTCATATGAAACTCGTCCTCATAGGTCACATAATCACCACGATCATAATCCTTAACAGGTTCCTGATATGGTTTGTAATCTGCATAATCTACAGACTTATAACCATATCCTTCCTCACATAAATCCTTAGTCATCTTCTAAATCCTCCTTTTTGAAGATGCAGTTTTCCCAAGCCAACACATCATCAAGCAAGACACAGTAATCATTCTTATTATACTTGCAATCGCTACAGAAGCACATCTAGTACACTCTCCTATTGCGGAACCTATGACTGTTAAACTCTTTCACTAACATTTTCACAAAACTTTCAGCTCTTTTATAAGTGAACATACCATTATTCCCAAAAGTAGCTCTGAACACTAATCTGGTGTACCCATTAGGATGTGTTGGATTGAACACTATATGACAAACGTCAAAGCAACGCATACGGCTGTTCACTTGGTAAAAATATTCCTCATTAACAATATCACTCATAATAATTCCCCAACTTTTTTCACTTGCAAATCATAATCATATGGTAAAATCTCAACATTCTCCAAAACATCAAACAGTTCAAACAGTAAGCTATCGAAATCTTCACCAGGAACACTCCTTATTAGGAGTGCACAATCAAAAACATTAACTCTATCACTCATACATCATCCTCCTTTAATTCAAATTGGTCACAGATTTCACCGCAACATTTCACTAATCTTCTGAAGCCTTCGCAATGGTAGCAAGGCAAATCACAATACCCTTCAAATGTAGGGCTTTTGCTAGTGTTATACTTACAATCCTTAAAATTCATACTTTACACCTCCAACAATTATCCACTAATCCTATACTGGTATAGGCTTGTTCCTGTATATTCTCAAGCTCATCCTTATTCCAATCACATTCTATCAATAGGTCTCTTACAAGTTCAGCTACTCGCTTATCCTTATAAGTGCCGTAATTATGCATCTTCTTGGTCTTATCCTTTTTCCGTATACTATAACTGCACACTTTCACCTCACCAGTTACCCTGCTCTTCCTCTTGTTAGCGTATACCCATCGTTTACTATTAGGCATTGGCACATGACCATGTTTCGCCTGTATCTTTGCTAATTGTGACTTGTCCCAGTTGCATTTCTCCAAGTCCTTGACAATCTTCTCTGCCAGTTCCCTTGTAGGGTATGATCCATAGTAATGGTTGCATCCATCCATCCATTTGCTTATCACATACTTGCTCTTCTGATTCTTGAAATAACCAATGTTAGTGGTATCCCTATGCACTGTCAAGTCTGGCTGATAGATTAATGGTTTCTGCTCCAGTACATCATTAGGGTTTTCACCAGCTAGGCATAACTGGAACAAATCATTCAAAGTAATGTCAAACTCATTACGTAATAGGTGCCTTAACCCAGCGACAGTTAATCCAACCATGCTGCAGGCATCCTCTTGGCTGATGTTTGGGAAATCCTGCAAAACCTCAAAGATACTGTTCAACAGTTCGGACCTATCCTCTCTTTCCTTGATTCTCCTTATCTTCCTCTCAGGATAAGGTGGCAACTCCATATTATAGTATGGATTCAAAGTATCATCAGCACATTCGATTAATGTTTCCTCATCAAAACCATACTTAACTAAAAGGTCACGTTCCCATAAGGCATCCTCAACTCTCTTGAAACGGATAAACTCATTCTTTTCAGCACCGGTATTCCTGCTTGTCAAAGCAAGCAACCAAGCATCTTTAACCTTAGTGACATACTTATAGAACTGGTTAAGCCAAGTGTACCATACAGGATAATCACTATATATCCTATCCAATTCAGACTTATCCCAGTTACACTTGTTCATCTCCTGCTTCACATAATAAGCCTGCTCATAGGTACGGCAGGCACAAACATAATCTCCATGGTAAATATGATATGATTGGTCTCCTTTCTTACGAATCTCCCCCAATCCATAAGTGGAATTATGCTCCTCCTTCACCAATCGCTCAGGCAAAGGATATTTTAAACCTTCCTTGAGGTAAGGGTTATCAGTCTTAAGGTCATATTCATAAGGGTGTTTAGGATGTGGATTGGATTTGACAATATCCCTATAGAATAATGCTTCTTCAATAGTACCAACAGCACCACAATACTCATCATGAGAATTATTCACACGATACCTATTGTTCTGCAAACTAATACGTTTATAATAGGCTTTGACATTCCTCTGATAATCCATCTTACCCTGAACAATGCTCTTATCCCAACCATTCTCAACTAACTGGTCTCTCATACGCATCGCTTCATCTAAAGACTCATAACTGCCAAAGTAAGTGTTCTTCCCCTTAATGCTCTTGCTGATAACATACTTGCCACTAGTACTCTTATAAATATGCTTATGATACACGTTACGGAAAGGAATGCCTTGCTTTTTCAATATTAGATCTGACTGGTACAAACTCAAACTATTGCTGCTCATGATTCGCTCTCCTTTTTTTTAGATTGTCAGTACATCCACATATTTCAAGTACTTTTCTTTCAGTTTGTTAGGGTCTTCCATGAAGTAGGATTGATGGGTGCTGTCTTTCCCTCTGCCTTGCAAGCAGTCCACATCTTGAATGCTCATCCCATTATTATATAATGTGCTTGCATTGTATTTGCGGAACATATGCATTCTTAATCTTTTATAACATCCTGCTTTCCCTAATCCTAACTCCTCATTAAGATTTCTTAAAATAGTGTTCAAGTAATCAAGGTTAGTCTTGAATAAAGGACTGTTCAAATCCAATCTTTTTCTAGTCAACAAGTATTCTTTAATCATATGGTTCGCTTGTGGTGTGCAGAAAGTGTAGTAATATTTGTTGGTCTTGATTCTTTTTAAATGGAAAGTAGGGATTTGTGAACTATCTACAGACCTAATGAGTGCTTTCAGATTGAGATTATCCTTAAAACGTACATTGTTTGCTTGTAAGTAATCTTTAACTGTTAAGCTTAAGGATTCTGCTCTTCCACATCCGCTTATGCAGCAGAATAGAATTAAGCATTTAACGACATCATAATCACAAACTTGCAAAACTTTTCGTATTTCCTCTTTCTTCAATAAATCATTATGATAAATCGGGAGACTATTCTTAGCATTGCGTCTGTTCATTTTCGGCAAGGTATGTATTTCAAAATCATAATGTCTTAAAAAAGTCAATACTCTTGTGAAATGTGCTTTAGCTGTAGTGAACAATAGATTATCCAATAACCAATTTTGAAAACCTATCAAATCCTTTTTCATAGTCCTTTTTTTCCAAACAATTTCCTCCTCCTCTTTTTCATAAAGGTTTAACCTATGGAGTAAGGAATCATCAACAAAATTAGAGTATTTATTTAATGCATCTTTGTACCCATATCTTGTTCTGAGCTTAACATTCCTTTCATTCAAAAAACGGTTTATAAGGTCAACATCTTCTGAAATCATACTACCTTTACCTCACATATTTCTTATGAGCATATTTAACATCATCTTGATTAACCTTAGCATAAATCCTAGTTGTTTCAATGCTGCTATGACCAAGCAACACTTGAATCTGCTCTATAGGCATTCCTGCTCTTAAGGCTTGAGTTGCAAAAGTACGGCGGAACCTATGAGCATGAACTTTCCCTATTCCTGTTTCTCTACCCCACTCTCTAATAGTGCCCCCTATACCAGAACCTTGCAAACGTGCATAAGGGCTGTTACGAGTGACAAACAAGGCCTCATTATCATCAACCCTACTTTCCAAATACTTTTCCAGATGAAGTTTGGCACGATCATTAAAGTAGACTATCCTTTGCTTTGCACCTTTACCTAACACAATGATTTCTTTCTCTGAAAAGTCAACATCATCCTTGTTCATACCCCTCAACTCACTGATACGAACACCAGTGCTTATTAACAATTCAAAAATAGCTCTGTCTCTTAAGTCATTCTTCAAGTAGATTCTTAGCTTTTCCAATTCCTCTTCAGTGAAAGCTTTCTTTACTTGGTACTCCTCTTTAATCCTATGGATACGTCTCATAGGATTACGTAAGATATACTCTTCAGCTTCTAACCAGCTAAAGAAACTGTTGAATATACGGCGGACATTATTCACAGTGACATTGCTCACACCACTTTCCTTATACAGGAGTAACCATTCTCTTATGTCATTAGTGGTTACATTCTGCAATGGCTTGTCAAAACTAGCTAACAGTTTAGTCAACATCATCTTATAATATTGTAATGTCTTATCGCTTCTGCCTTCTAGTTTCTTGCTGTCGATAAAGGATTCAAATAACCTATGATTCTCTTTAACGTAATCCTCTGAGAATGGTTTTTCTTTGCTGATTATCTCAACATCTTCCAAGTATAACAAGAGTGTACGGTTAAGTTCGCTTATCTGTCTTTGGTTTAAGTAAGGTTTCATTGCTTCCAGTATTCCTCGGACAATGTTCAATTTGGATTCGCTTGCAACTTCCTCATAATCATAATCCAACACTCCCCAAGTATTAGTTAACAATCCCATTATAAAATAACTCCTCTCACTATTTATATTAAGGTTGTCTGAACACTCTTAGAACTTTTCATTAATGACATATCGTTCTCAACTACAATCTTGCCATCATCATCATGCTCCAACATACCAATGCAAGAATCATAACTGGTAACATACTCCACAGTAAACGGAAAACCATCATCAACAAACTCATTAGTCTTCCAACCACCATAGAACTCACCACTCAAACTATCCATATTCAACACAACACCCTTAACACCATGCAAAATAAAATTAACCACACTCATCAAACAACTGGTACGATCCAAATCACCACCAACACAAACATCATAAGGCCTTCTTACATGGTAAGCAAGTAATGTTCTGCTGCTTCCGCAGGCACTATCATAACATGATAATACCTTACTCTTATCCATACTCTCAACTTGTCCGCTGAGAGTGAGTTCAGCCATTATCTCACAAACATTAACTGGAGTGAAGAACTGTCCACGATTCCCTGCTTTCCATTTGGATTGGATAACATCCTCATAGAACACACCCAACATATCAAACCAACCATTAGTGTCTGGACCATTCAACACTTGATTGGTCTTCTGTATCAAGTGTTGGAACAAATCATAAAAGAGAGAATATTCTTCCTTATTGTATTTGTCATGGTTGAAGTGTGGTTGGTTATTGTCCACTCTGAATTGGTCTACAGTATAGGCTAGGAAATCGTTGAACACTACTGTATGGTCGTGTTGCCTAGTCAATTCACTAAATAACTTCTCAAACTGATTCATATCTCATTCCACCTTAATCCTCTTCTGTCAATGTAATGGAAAACAGTAGAGACATTAGAGTATCCTACTTCGTCTGCTATGTCTTGCATTGTCATTCCCTTATTCTTGCTTGCAGAGATGAAATTTATTCCTCCTGCGTCATCGATAAGGCCATGATTCCACCTTGGGTGATTGGTTTTGTTCATATGCAGTTTATGATGATTGCTTTTAGAAAGAGCTACTAAATTTCCAGGATTGTTATTAGTTTTATCCATATCCAAATGATGAACTGAATATCCTTTAGGTATGGATCCATAAACTTCTTCGTAGATAAGACGATGCAACAGTTTGCCTTTGTAAGGGCCTGAAGTTATTTGTATGTAACCATCGGTTCTTTGATGGCCATTGCCGAATTTGGTTTTCATATAATCCCTCCAATGTCTTTTAACATTTCTTCATAAGAAATTGGAGGATGTAAAACTTTAATGTCTTGGCTTTCAAACTGTTTATCAAATCGAGTATCTAAAGTAAACAAACAATAATAGTCTACACGCCTAAATCTTTTGTAAGAATTAATTTGTCTTAGGACTGCTCCAAAGCTATCTATATATGGTTTAACTTCAATCAAGAAGGAGGAATTGCAACATTGAAATGAAGCATATTTCTCCCCATTAACCCAATCTGACAGTTCATTAGTTTTACAAGGAGGATTGGTTGTATTATAAACAAAATCCACAAGTTTAACATTTTCTCTCTGGAACCTCTGAGCAAATGGAGGAATAATATAACATTCCCTTTCTACTGTTTCTCTGTTTGAGTAGCGATTTTTTCTAAAATAACCATAACAATCAATATATCCCTCTTCTAAACTGTAGTACACTTCTGACCCATATTTCTTATACTCTGATATCGGTTCTTCTCGAAATTCATTAATTAGAGTTAACATGTCTTCAGTTGACTCGATATCTGTTATTTCATCCAGAATATCCTTAGGCAAAGGACAAGGGTACTCTTCGAGTATATTAAAATAATTGTGATATACTAATAGATCAGCGTACCCTGCAATAAAATTAGGGTTGCTTAAAAGAGGAACTTCTGATTGTATCTTAATAAAATCATTAGGTTTATCCTCTTTCTTAATGAATCCTTTTTTAAAAGTATAATCAAATAATCCTTTACAAACTAACCTTAAGTTGTGTTCATCCATTAACCATAATACCATTGCATCATGTTTTGGTGTTTTCAATTGTTTGTCATCCAAATCCCATAACTTCTCATGGGTTTTAAATCTATTTTTTTCGCCAGTCATTTTTGTCATTCCCCTTTTTCTACTTCGTTATACCATTTCTTATAATAAATAAAATGATATAATTAATAAAATAAAATAAAATAAAATAAAATAAAATAAAAAAAATATTTTAGAATAATAATATAATAATAGTGCATATGCACACATATGCACCATATGCACACATATGCACCATATATGAGAGACGAATATTATTTCGGAATTTCCTTGAAGTTAACCACCTCAAGACCTAAAGAGATACAATGTTCCTCCAACTCCTCTGCAGGAACATCATTATTCCGAGCAATATTCCTTATCTGATTACGGCCGACTCCACCATATTTCTCCTGTAACCGATTCACCATAACCATACACTCATCAAACACATTAGCTGCTTCCATCCTCTCTTTCTTTTCTTGTCTTATCTGACAGAGCTTATCCTTAGCAATGTTCATCTGATTGTCCAAACGTTCTATCTTCTGCAATAGTTTAGTTTCTTCATCTTCAACATTCAATGCTATATCTATCTGTCTTTCAATCCAAGCACTTCTAGAGCCAGTTATCACATGACTTAATGCTTCCCATTTGTTATCATCTACAGTTATGCAATGATTGTTTCGTATTCTCTTCTTACTCATGAAGCACCTCTCGTATATGTTTACAATGATTATCAGTATCTTCCAGTTTTGCACCTCCGAACCTTAATACGTTCTTTCGGTATTGGAAATCTGGACAGTCACAATGAACAGTCTTTTCATCATGATCCATTGTTACCAAATAAACTTTATCTGGTGATGATTGGGATTGAACGTCCCAATCTTCAAATTCACCAGCTTTATTATGTGACAATATGACCATTATAAATCAGCCTCCACATAACATTCTTGGCTGTCTTCATCATACACTATGTACACTTTTTCGCCAGGAGCCAGTTCCTCATAGAAGTCCTTTGCCTGTTGCTTATTCCCAATAAACCTTAGGGTTCCATCTTCCAGTTCAAAAGTGTTTACATGATGTTTTTTCCTATTTTTGGGAGTCATAACTCTTCCCCCATATCTTCAATCTCTTCTGGACAATGTACTTTGCACCATGAGATGACTTCCTTATGTTCCTTTATGCTAATCTCCTTTTCCTTCATTGACTTATAGCTTCTTTTTACAATTTCGCGTTTGGTTACGCGTAAACCTTCATTATGGATTTCAGCTATAATGCTTTTGACGAAGGATTCGATTAATGGAAGTTCATCTGCAGTTCCGAAGAAAGGAGTTTCAATCTTATACATTTCCATTTCTTCTTCAGGTTCCTCCTCCTTCTGCTTCTTTGGCAACTTGACCTTTTCCATCACTTCGGCTTCAACAACATTGTTAGGTTTGAACCTTGGCATTTCCTCTGCAGGTGTAGGTTCATATCCTGCCATCTTGATAATCCATGACAATGCCATGCGATAGGCCTTTCCAAGAGCCCTTGTCTGTGCCATGCTGTAGACGAATGGTCTTTCCCTTTGTTTCTGATTTCTTTCTGCAATTGCTTCTGCTCTTGCAAGTACAGTGTCATTATGACGAATGCTTACTGTTGCCTTGTAAATGTAATGTCCTTTTCTGTCTGAAGGGATTTCCACTACTTCCTCCACAAATGGAGTGCAACCAAGCATAGTGCCTAGGACTTCCCAACCTTCAGCTGTTACATAAAGGTTTGGTTCGCCATTTGGTTTTTTTCCAATTTGCACTGCCAATCCTTGGTCGTCAATGACTTTCTTGAGACTTGTAGCCACTTTTGTAGCTACTGTGATTTTGTCATCGAAGTTGTAGTCTGGGTTTAGGATGTCGGAGTCTCTTAGTGCTTGTGGTTCTATTGGTACTATATCCATTTTGAATCACCTCTGCCTAAAGATACCCATATGTTGGGCCTTTTGCAATAAAGCATACTAGTAAAAAGAGTATCATTGCTCCTGTTAGGAGTGTGTAGAATTTGATTTTTATGATTATGTCCTTGTTGAGTACACTCATGATTGGAGGTTGTTTCTTTGCAGGTTGTTTTCTTTGGAGTCTTACTGGATCCATCAGTAACCACCTGCCATGTTGTAACCTTCGATTGCATTCTCTTCTATAGAGTTGCATTCGTGGTATTGTTCTTCAACATATTCCTCATCAGGGGATGGTGCCCTTCTGGTACGTAGCTCTCTTAGTGCGAGAGCCATTTGTTTTACTTCCCATTCAGAGAAGTCTAGATTTTTATTTGCCATATTTTCACATCCATGTAGAACTTTATCAGAATGGCGGTTCTGAGTAAGTTCTTTTGTAATTAGTATTATGTTTTTTCTACTATATATACTTATGTATAGATTTATTGTATTTTTATAAGTAGGGGTATAAGTATTGTAATAGGTAGATTAATATATATTGAAGTATAATATATAATATATAGTAACAATAAAAATGGAGGTATGAAATTGGTATTCCACAGCAAAATGAGAAAAAATGGGGGGAGCATGATTACTGTCGTCCCATCAGGAATTGTCAATCTTTTAGGTTTTGAAACTGGTGATGAATTGAATTGGATAGTGAACATCACTGAAGATTCCGCAACCATCACTCTTGAGAAGAAATCGGATTGACATTCATTAAATTTTTTTTGAAATAAAAAATAGTTAGTATATTTACGAATTAAAAATAGGTAGGCAAAAGCCTTCGCTAAAGTCTTAAAATTTACAAATGCTTCAACATTGCTAATTAAATCATATTTAAAACACTCTACTTTATTTATTAAAGTAAAGTATAAATATGAATGGTTATCATAAATATAATTGTACCAGACTGAAATATTTTCACGTCCATGAAAACTATTTTTTAACTGCGTACAACTGGTTGATGAGTAACAATCTTAAGTGGCGGCTTAAATTGTTACTCGCTTGAAACCAGTCACTCAAATTCCAATATTACTATAATAATTATTTATCAACTTTTTTTAATATAAATCTACCTTTTTTTATTCCAGATCTATACCAATACATTAATGAAAAAAGAGCCTAAACCATTGTTGAATAATCTTCAATTACTCCCTCTCCACAAACATATTATATTCAGTATTTAAAATATATGTTATGCTAAAGAGAGCATTTGAAAAGTAATCAAATACTACTGGTTCAAGTGTAACTGTTCAACAAAAACAAATAATAAATGAACAAAAACAATTATGAAAAAAAGAAATGTATGGGATTAAAAATTTTGTGTTCAACCCCACACTGCTAAAAATTGAACAAGATTATAAAAGGCCATGCTTACGTAGTATGTCATCCACTCCATACTTCTTGAACACCGCATTAATCCGTTCATCTACAGCAGAATCAATCTCATTACGTATCCTCTCATTCTCCAGCTTCAAATCACGATTCTCTTTCTTCAGTTCAACACGCTCTTCCTGTAATGGCTTTATCCTCTTCTCTGGGTCATACTCTTCAACCACCAAGTCCAATGTGTTGTAGTCACAGGAAACCTCATAAGTGTGATTGATAGTTAATGCATTCATGCTTTCAGCATACTTCAGCTTCAATATGCGTTCATCACTAAAGAAATATGAGCGACGTACCTTATTGTTTGCTCTTCCTTGTAGGAAATCTATATCATTATCGCTTAGCTTGCTGTCATAATGACTTGCTAAAGAGGATGCATGATATTTCCTTAGCATATGTGTCCTTAGCCTGTTGTATGTTGATTTTTTTCCCAATCCAAGGTAATCGTTGAGTTCTCCGAAAAGGTCGGATAGGTATTTCTCATTCAGCTTGAACAATTTTGAATCTGGACCGAGAATGTCTTTCCTTGTTTTCAAGTAATCGATTATAGCGGTTGTTGCTTCAGGACTGCAGAAGGTGTAATAATATTCATTAATTTTTCTTCGTCTTATTTTAAATGAAGGGATAATGTCATCTCTGCCATCCAACAAGTTTATCACTTCATAAATATTGGTCTCATTAGTATAGTCCTGCACGCTTTGAATGAAATCATTGATTGTTAGTGATAATGTTTCGGCTCTTGCGGTTCCGCTGCTGCTGATGAATAGGATTACTGCATTCATCCTTGGGTCAGATACCTTCAACGCATTCCTGATGATGTCTTTTGTAGGCAAGTCACGATAGGTTAATGGGGCAGCATGATTAAGATTCTTTGTGCTTATATATGGAAGGTCCTGAACTTCAATGTCAAAATACTTGTAGATTGTCTTGATTTTCTGCAGATGGTTTTGAGCGGTGCTGTAGATGTACTTGTCGTATAGGTAAGTTCGGTAGTTGATCAGTCTTTGCCTTAGCTTGCGATGTTTCCAACGCACTCGCTGGTTTTCCTCTGCTTCGGCTTCATTGATTAGTTGGCTTAGTGTCATGTTGTTGAAGCTTGTGTATATTTTCACTGAGGAGCGGTATCCTCTTATCGTGTTTTCAGCATGGTTTCTTTCCTTGCAGATTTGGTCTATAATTTCTTCATCGCTTTTCATAATCATATTTTTCACTTTAGCATATTTTTAAGGGTATAGGGAGAGAGCATTTGAAAACTAATTATGAAAAGACAGAAATTTCTACATATTCCCTATTGGAGTATATTAAAATTTCTGTCTTTTTTCTCCCTATAATAATATATCTTAAACCCATTCTATAAATAATTAAAACTATGAAAGTATTCTATGAAAAAATATCCTAAAATTTCCATCTTTACTGTAGGAATACAAAAAAAATAAAGGGGACGGAAGCTTTTCACCAGATATAAACTTCCATCCCCTTGGGAGGTTTTCACACCGCTTTAGCTCTTAAATAGCTGAAGAGAGAAAATATTCTATTATGTCTACATTGTCCTTTAATGCTCCTCCACCAATCTAGGTTTCATCGGAGACATACTCATCATTCAAGACCTCCTCTTGTATCGGATTGCCTTGAACAACAGCATTATGTTCAATAGCTAATTCTTCTGCCCTTTGGACACGTTTCTCTTCACTATAAGCATTTACAATTGCAGCTGCAATCACAATCAATACTGGTGCAAACGCTTCGTAACCAGGTAAGGCTTGCCCTAATGCTTCTGGACTCATCGCAGCCACATATGTGCATAGTGCTATTATGATTGTAACTATAACGGTTACAATACGGCTTGGTATTTTGAGACTTTTCAATCTAGATCACACTCCATTCATTTTATTGTACCCATTCCTTACCATTTTCATCCTCATAGATGAACTCTTCACGGTCAGGAAGGTCAAGCTCATTTCTTCTTTTGTTAATTTCAAGTTGTTTAGTAAGGATTTCATCAGTTAATCCTTCTTCTTCAAACTTTACATCGTTCTTTGTTTGTTCAACCAATAATCTTAATGTTTCTAAGTATAACTCATCACCATCCATAGTAAACTCACACCCATTTTTTTATTTTGTGATTATGCAGATTGAAGGCTGTCCTCCAGGAGTATGCCTTAAGTAACTTGCTTCAACCTTATAGCTGCGTTTCTGTAAGTGGCCCTTAAATCCACCATCTGCTCTCTTATAGCCTAGACTGTTTAACACCTCTACAGTCTTTGCTTTTATGTCAATTTTGTGTATTGACTCATAATGGCCAAACCACACTTTATTAGGATTGAATTCCTCCTCGCCACCGTTAGGGTATGCGATATGGGTTATCACTCCCTTGTTGGGTTGGCAGATTATTTTTGCCAAGGCCTCAAAACGTTCTTCAGTTGTTTTTCCAAGGTCGCTGAAGTTAACCCATTTTACTGTGAGTTTGATTCCTAATTTTTTTGCTATGGCTGCTATGCAGGTATTGATTCCGTTATGGTCTGTACCTTTGGAGGTAGTTCCGCTTAACTGTGCCAGGAATGATTCTTTGAATATTTTCCCAGTCAGCTTGTATAATTCCTGTTGTTCTGCATTGTTTGCACACCCATATTTTGTATCTTGCCCCATGTTCTCATCCATCAAGTGAGGGGTTGAAGTGTATGGATTGTTGCAATTGTTAGTGTTTGGCTTGGTTGATGTAGATTGGTTATTAGTTTTTTCTACTGTTTTACTATTGCTTGTAGAATTTGGGATAAATCCTTTTGTAAAGGTACAGTAGTTAGGCAATGTTTTATTATTTGCATAGTATACTACTATTTTACTCAAGCAATACATGAACAGTTCAAATGATACTCTTGTCTTACTGGATATTGTTGTTATGTAGCTTGGTACTCTCTTGTTTTGTTGGCAATACTTGATGAAGTTATTAATCATTTTCAAGTAATCTTTTTGGGTTACTTTTTCGTTGATGGTATCCTTGTGTGTTTGAGTGTTGTATTTGACTACTGCTTTGAGTGAGTAATCTGTTTTTTTGGGGTTGAGGATTACTTGACTCATTAGGTAGGTTAGGCTGTAGGGTGAGAGTCTTACTCCATTATCTAATGTACAAGCCTTTGGGATTTTCTTGTTGTTTTCGATATATTGTTTGATTTGTTTTGCTTCAGTGGTTATTGATGTTTTTTTGTAGATTTTTATCACCTTTTTTCATTATTTTTTTTGTTTCGTTTTACTCAAGTATAACGAACTCACAAGGTATCGCTACTTTCAACTTATCTAATTTGACTGCTACTGCTACTTGGACTTGCAGTTACTCTAATGTGTCAGATACTTGCACAATAACAGTTATGAACTACCTAATCTATGATGATGCAAGTGTAGATAATAGTAGCACCTTATTCGGCTCTTCTATCCCATTGCGAAATAATGGTACTAATTCAGTATCTTATGATTCATCTACTCCTTGTTATGTGATTACGAATACAAGGGGAAGTAGTGAGAGTTTTAGACCTTACCCTGCCTTGAATGGTTACACTAATAGTTTCAAACTAACTGTAAGGTCAAAAAACACAACATATGCCACTTGCCCAATAGCACTTTACTATTATATCGATGATAACAATTGGGG